CGCCAGTTATTGGAATAAACTGGAGGCCCCGAATTGGGCTATGGATAAGGTGAAATATTACTTCCCTTCAGGCAAGCTCGTCAAGACATTTGAGCACCTGAAAACCTGGATATCCAAGGCGAGGTTGCCCTTGAAGCATGGTTGGTGGTTCCAGACTGGATACAACCTGCTTACCCCTCAGGGGGATTTCAGGAGTGAGGTAATGGGGCTTTCCACAAAGAATAAATTGTGGGCGGGGATCGGTAGGACAGCTGGGGCGAAGATACGCCCGATTGCCTCTCATGTTAAGAAGAGTCTGTCCTTATTCCGAGCTGATTTCCGTAAACGTAGGTCAACTTCTACCTACTTAGCCCCCCGGATCCCGTTAGCAGAGTACATAGAAAGTAGGCCTGCTAACAAAAGGGACCCATATCGGAAAGCATTCACCCAGCTAGAGAGTCAACCCATAGTGGAGATGATGCTGGAAATGCAGATGAAGAACCATGAATATAACGTGATGGACGAGGGTGTCCGTCCGCGGAATATATTCTCTCCTGATACAACACTTCGTGCTCTAGGGGGTTACTTCATCTACTCGGCGACCAAGTACATTAAACAATTGTACCCCGAGTTTGTCCACGGCTTATCATGCGAAACATTGGCCGACAAGATCCGCGAAGACTGTGCGGGATTTGGGGAGGGATACACCTTCGTGGACTGGGATGGCTCTTCCCATGACTCACATCAACACATAGAGTTGATTCGAGGAGTCGACAGCTACGTCATCTCACAGATATTTGATGAGATCTTCCTTACCTTAGAGGTACCCGGCACACTATACAGACCATTGAAGTCGCTCTTACTCACTGAGGACTTTCGATTCACGGCCAGGTATCCTTTTGCGATAGGGAAGAAGTCCCGCAACCCGCGAATTATGTCCGGTATCTTGAAATCTACAGTTTTTTCAGGACACCCGAGTAGGACCACCTTTGGAAATACATTACGGGTTATCTCTTACGTGCAATACACCATGCACTTAGCGGGGATCTCACAATTTAAGGCATGGGTGGCCGGAGATGACGTACTCACCAGAATCCCACTTCGGCAAGTAGACTCTTTTAATAAGGCCTACGAGGTGGTATACTGGGTGAAAGAGGCGGTTCTGACGAACCACGGGTTGGGTCAACTATCCAAAGGTCTCCACATTACAGGGGATGTAGGCAACTTTCTGTCCAAGCTGATCATCCTAACTAACCCTGTATTCGTCAGCCGCCTTCCCCATAGGGTGCTTGCAGGCAGTCAATACTCCCATAAGATCACGGAAGACTTTACAAGGGAGGATCATGCCACTGCCGTCACCATAGGGATGGGCACATATGCCCCGGGAAATCCGCTTTTACGTTCATACTGGATGAAGCGAGTTAGAGATTTCCTGCACCTTGGCTCAAAAGCGCGAGCTGAGAAGTATTTAGAAGAGCAGCGAGAATTAGAGATGAGACCGGTCACAGATGAGAATAGTCACGACTACCGGCATCTCGAGGGTGCAATCTTAGCCCACTACCCGGCTTGGTTACAAGCTGAACCGTGGCTAGAGATGGATGTTGGAGCGGCGGCGCGAACCTGTCAAACGGCGGGCAAGTCAGCCACCAACAGCACTCATATACCTCCGTTAGAAGAGGAGGCGGTCACGACGACCTGCCTGTAAGCCAGTGGGTATAACCCACAAATTTAACCCCCGAGGGGTAGAGGTCTGATCAACCTCTATTTCTACAACAGCGGTCGTACGACCGCACTCTTCTAACGCTTTTCTACCCCGTCACCGCCTTGCTTGGCGGTGCCGGTAGTAATTCAGGTTTGGTTGGCAACCAACCGCTTAAGGGCCTGCCGTATTGATGTATGCGGTAAGGATTCTCGGTTTTCTCACCTACCCTTGAGTTTTTACTATTGTAGCAAGTCCTTGATAGGGCGGCGCTGGC